ACCTGTGTGACACCAACGTAGAAGGATACGAGACTTTTGAGCAATCAGTCAGATACGCAACACTCGACGGGCTTCTGCCCGGACGCGGTATCACGTCTATTAAATACGACGCGGACATTCTGGAAACAGGAGAAGAAGGATCAGTTCCGGTAGTCAATTGGGAGCAAGTCTGCACGGAGACACGCGGATGGGACAGGGTGTATTTCGGCTACGCGAAGAAGTGGTCGAAAGTGCCTTGGATTGCCTACGAGGAATTCATCGACAAGGAGGAAGCAGAACGCTTGTTTGGCGCTGATATTGCCGGGAAGATCACCTACACGCTTGGAGAGGATGACGATGACCCGGAAGAAAAAGGAACCGGAACTGGCGGTAGAGACGACGCCGACAACGAGCAGGGAGGACGCAAAACAGCACTCGTCTACCAGATTTGGGACAAGTCAGGCGGCAAGGTGGTGCGTTATATCTCACCGGCATACAACGACGGTTATCTCAAGGTCGAGGACGATCCACTAGGCATCACCGGGTTCTACAACTGCCCGCGCCCGCTGCAATTCATCGAGAAGTCAAACGACCTGCTTCCTACGGCGATGTATAAGCTGTACGAGAACCAGGCCAAGGAACTGAACAACCTCACGCGGCGCTTGCAAAAAGTCGTAAGCGCGTTGAAGGTGCGCGGAGCGTATGACGGCTCCCTCGGCAATGAGATCGAATCCATCCTAAAGGAAGACGACAACGCGCTGATTCCGACCGACAAAGCATCGTCGCTGATTGGCGAAGGTGGTTTGGACAAGGCCATCTGGTTCATGCCGTTGCAGGAGTTGATGCAGGTTGCCGAGAAGCTGGTAGCCGCCCGCGAGCAATGCAAGCGCGTCATCTACGAGATCACAGGTGTATCCGACATCATTCGCGGCCAGTCGGTTGCAAGCGAGACGCTTGGAGCGCAGAAGATCAAAGAGTCGTGGGGAACCATGCGGCTCAAGCGGTTGCAGAAGGAAGTGCAACGCTACTCCCGCGACATGCTCCGCATCATGCTGGAGATCGCCGCCAGCAAGTTCTCTGTTGAGACATGGGCCAAGGCTACTGGACTGCCGTTCGTAACCGCACAACAGAAGGCTCAAGCACAGCAGATCGTCCAAGCGCAGCAAATACAAGCGCAGCAGCAAGCCATGATGGCACAGCAGCAAGGTATGCAACCGCCGCCGCCACAGCCGCCCGATCCGCAGATTCAACAAGCATTAGCAGCGCCAGTATGGGATGACGTTCTCGCGTTGCTGCGTGACGACATTCAACGCGCCTATCGCATCGACATCGAGACGAACAGCACGGTCGACGTGGAAGCCACAGAGGATCAGAAACAGATTGGCGACTTCATGAACGCAATGGGCCAGTTGCTTGCCGGTCTGAATCCGATGGTCGAGTCAGGAACTATGCCGTTCGATGGGGCCAAGGAACTGATGCTTGCTGTCATCCGCCGCTTCCGATTCGGTACGGAAGTAGAGGAACAGTTCAAGAACATGCAGGCCCCGCAAGGCAAGGGCAATCCTGAAGCGGACAAGATGAAGGCAGAAATGGCTCAGTCTCAGATGGACGCCAAGATGCAGATGGCCGAGGCGCAGCAGAAAGCGAAGATGGATCAACAGGCACTTCAAGCTGAAATGCAGCAGAAGGTCATGGAGTTCAAGGCTGAAATGCAGCTTGAAATGGCGAAGCTGCAAGCAGAGAAAGAGGCAGAGAAGCAACAGTTGATTGCCGACCTTGCTGCGGAAAAAGAAAAGCTTATGATGGAGCAGCGCATTGAGCAGATGAAGGCGAACACGCAGCGCGATACCGAGTTGAAGAAAGCTGCGATGGCTGGTGCAGTGCAGATCGAGATAGCCAAGATCGGCGCACAGGCTCAAGCCGCAACCGCATCGCAGGAATCAGAACGCGAAGGCGCTGAGAAGGAAGGAAGCGATCAGATGATGGCGGCTGTACTTGAGACGCAGGCGAAACTGCTTGCGACGCTGGCTGCGCCGAAGGTTGGCACGTTATCGAACGGGAAGCAGATCAGGATAGAGACGCAGGTATGACCACCCTCCGCACCCACTACGAGCCGCACTAAATGGCCACAATCACCACCGCCGTCTATCTGGAGGACGCTGCCCGGACGGCGGGCGAAGCCATGACCATCAACGGTGGCTCGCTCACCGTTCGCTCTGACACCCGTTGGCACGCCAACAGTCCTGCCTCAATGACCGGCTCGCTCGGCGCTGTGACGATCTCCAGCACGCTCGGCGGCAGCTACGTCATCGACGGGAGGAACGTGCGCTGGCTGGCCTACGACACAGGCACCGGCAACGTCCCTGCGGTGGGAACCACGATCACGGGCGACACATCGGGGGCCAACGGCTACCTGCTCGGCGTGTGGGCCAGCCTGACTTCCGCACCAACCGCAGTTGGCGCTGCAATGCCAGCCACCGGCTTCCTCAAGCTGCGTGAGGCCGACGCGACCTATCAGGCGGAAACCCTGACCGGCATCGGGGCCAGCTCGACGGGTGCTGACGTTGTCGGCTGGATCGAAGTAGTCCATGACCAGGCCATCGCCATCACCGTCCCGCGCCTTGGCGACTTCACCGTGCGCGGCGACTGGTTCGACCTCGGCACGACCTCAGGCGCGGCGAACCAACTTGTGCAGATTCCGACCAACGGCAGCGCAACCGCGTATGTGCCGGGGGTGTGGATTGCCAACACGGCGACGCCGACCACGGACGACGATTACGACTTCTACCCGTCGCTCTACGCGGCAGGTATGACAACGACCAACCTTGGCACGGATGAGCGCAGCAAGTTCGTCTGCATGGAGACGAACGGCAATATCCGCATCGGCCACAACGGCACGACCTCTGTCGGGCATGTTCCGGCATCCGGTAGGGCGATCAGGATACCGAACGTGCTCGGTCGGCAATGTGCAACCGGCACGCGGGCGACGAACGCCATCCCGAACGCCACGGCAGCAACCCGCCCCGACTTCACCACCACGTCGGCAGGCTACATCGACATCGAGAACTTTTCGACGGACTGGTATCTACTGTTTGCGCAGCCGTACTACGTCAAGCTGTGGCACGTCGGCACGTTCGATTACATCAACGTCAGCGAGTGCGCGACGGCGCTTGACATTTACGACGGCGGCAGCGGCACCAGCCAGTCGATTGACGCGAGAACGCTCACATTCACATCGAATTTCGCGGGCGGCACTGTGGAGAAGTGGGCGGGGCAGCGTTTCTCGGCAGGCACCACCGACCACGCCTTCGAGATTCTGTACTCGAAGGACATCAGCTTCACGAACTGCGATTCCGGCATCATCACCTTCGCCCGCTCGACGGGCATGGCCTACCAGATCACGCAGTCGGACAACATCAACTTTACCAACTGCCGGCAGTACAACCAAGCGATCAAATTCACCACCAGCGCCAACTGCGCGGTTACGAATCACGACCACTGCGACCGGTACGTTGGCACCACCAACACCACCGGCATCTACGCTGCCTATGTGCTGGCGACCTCGGACGCCATCGTGTTCGACGGCTTCACCTTCGGCCTCGGCGGCACGATTGCCGACGTGCACCCGTACTTGGGCATTTTCAACTTCGGGCAGAGCAAAAACTGCAAGTTCAGGAATATCGGTTCGCGCACCACGGCGATCTCTGGCGGCAGCGCGAACAACCCGGCTTACATCGCGCTGTCGGCTGGCAATAACCAGAACATGCGGTTCCAGCGCATCTACATGACGCCGACGCGCACGGGCGCGATCAGCACGACGAACTCGGACAAAGGCAACCTGTACGAGCACGTCTATGGCGACATGGGCGATACCATGACCATTGCCGACCTGAATACAAAGACCAAGAACTGCGGCGGCACGAACACGACGACAGGACAGGCGTCGGTGTACGGCACGCACTTCTGGGACGTATTCACCAGCGACACGGCGGGGCGCATCGTCCTGAGCATGAACGAGCCGACCGCCGAGACGGTGGCGTATTACACCGTTGTTGCCGGCGCGCCGAAATTCACCAGCGCGGGCGGACTGTCCATGCCGACGCTGAATGATGAAGTGATTCTTGAGCAGGATTATTTCGTCAAGGGCTGCACGGGCTTGCCGAACACCGCGCCGGTCGTGACGGGAACGAACGTTACCTACGTGTCCGGACCGGATTGGGGCAATCACGACATCTATTTCCAGATCGACGTGAATGACGGAAGCGGCTGGAGCGGTACGTGGCTCGACCTGACCGGCGCGAACCTGAACAGCTTCAATGCCAGCATCGACCCGGACTTGGGCTTCAAGCTGAAGTATCGCATCGTCTGCGACAACGCAGCGACGACGAACCTTATCTCGTACATTCGCATCAGCACCACAAGCACGCTGGTGGCGCAGACGGATAACCTGTACGACCTCGACCAATACACACTGACGCTGACTGGTCTGCAAACAGGGACAAAGGTGGCTTTCCTCGACGCCGGAACGGAAACGCTGCGGACTGCTGTGGTGGCCGAGAGCGGCGGATCGGTGAGCTACACCTACCCCGACACGGACGTTTCGGACAGCATTGACATTGCCATCCTCGCGCCGGGATACCTTTATCAGCGCATCACCAGCTACACGCTGACCGCCGCCGCCGCCAGCGTCCCGGTGACGCAAGTTGTGGATTACGGTTACGACTCCGGCGCGTCGGCCACCTGCACATTCAACGGCGCTACCAAGCGGGTCATCATGGACGCCGCCAGTAGCGTGCTGAACGTGGTGGGCATGTATTCGGATTGGGTGGATTGGGCGCTGACGGGCAGCAATCTGGCCTACAACGCCCTGTGCGATGAAGTTGGCGGCAACACCATCGACGCGGGGGCGGGAACGTCCATCCCGATCTACGTGTTCCTTGCGAACTCATGGCGCATCGCCCCGGACGAAGCCGACCACACCCTGGCCGTCACGACCGGAATTGTGCTTGTCTCAGGTGGTGGCGATCCGTTTGTCGATACGGCAGGCGCATACACGGTGCGGATCAACTATCAGCAGCCGGTGCAGGCCATCACGGTATCCACGGGCGGCGGTGGCGGCGCTTCGGCGGCGGACGTATGGTCTTACGCAACCCGTGCGTTGACAGCCGGGGGAGTTAGCGCGATTCAGTCCGGGCTGGCGACCAGCGCCGAGGTGGCGGTAATCCCGACCAACCCGCTGCTGACGAACGATGCGCGGCTGGATAACCTCGACGCGGCGGTCAGCAGCAGGTTGGCGACGGCTGGATATACCGCGCCGGATAATGCCACCGTCGCACTGATCGCCGGATACACCGACAGCATAGAGAGCCGGCTCCCTGCCGCGCTGGTGGGTGGCCGGATGGATGCCAACGTGGGGGCCGTGAATGGCCTTGTCGTGGATGGAGCAGGAACCGAAGCCGATCCGTGGGGGCCTGCCTGATGGCTTCCGCATGGGGAAAGAGTTGGGCCTCTGCGTGGGGGAATTCATGGGGCGTAATACAAGCTGCGGCTGAAGAAATCCTTGCCGGAGCAGGATACCCGATAAGGATACACAAGCAGAAACCGCACGTTCGCATTGACGACATTGTTGAACGCACGATGCGCGAGTTGTACGAAGGCATCACAGCAACTGCACCGCAGCAAGTCAAGAAGCAAGCCGCGAAGATCGTCAGGCCGCATATCGTCGCTGGCGTCAAACCGGCAACGATACCACCAGCCAGCATCATTGATTGGGCCGCATTGGAGCGTGACGCGGCAAGGGTATCTGCACTGCTGGCACTCTGGCAGGAGCAGATGGAGTCGTTGGAAGACGAGGAAATGCTGCTGATGTTGATGGCGGCGTAAGGAAAGAACCATGCCTGTATATGAACACCTGTGCGAGAAAGGCCATAAGTTCGACCGCTACCTGAAGCTGGCCGAACTAGACCATCCGCAGACATGCGAATGCGGCGGTGCGGCAAAGCGGATAATCTCGCCCGTCATGTTCAGCATTGATGCCACCAACTTTCCAGCCTACCAGTCTCCAACGACAGGGCGATGGATCACGTCAAAGACGCAGCGGAGAGAGGATATGAAAGCATCTAACTGCGTGGATTACGAGCCTAGTCTCAAGGACGAGCAGACCAAGCGGATCGCCAGAGAGGACGCAGAGCTTGAGAAGAAAGTGGATGAACACGTTGAAAAGACGATTTACGAGATGCCAGCGCCAAAAAGAGAGAAATTGGCCGCAGAAGTTGAGCATCTTGACATTGCCGTAACAAGGGCTTAGTCTAAGTAAGCACTAACTAACTTTAGGAGGAAGCATGTCAGACGAAGCAGCGGTTGCCGACAGCAGCCAAGATACCAGCGATCAAGGCGGATTTGATATAGATCAAGCGTCAAACGACTTGGCCGGCGACCTGTTTCCTGCTTCCGAAAGAGAGGCGTCCGACGATGCAGAAGATGCGGGTACTAATGCAATCACGGAACCTGCTGATACTGAGCAGGCAACTGAGCCGCCTAAAGATGGCGCTTCCGCAGACGATGCGGCCAAGGCCGCGATTGAAGGAAAGCCAGCCCCAAAGACATGGCCAAAGGAAATGCACGAACATTGGGGCAAAACCCCCAAGGAAGTGCAGGACTATTGGGAAGTCCGCGAGAAGCAAATGCTTGACGGACTCGAACAGTACAAAGGTGATGCTGTATATGGGAAGGCAATGCGGGATGCCGTTACGCCTTATATGGCGCTTATACAAGCGCAGGGCATTGATGCGCCGAGAGCGGTACAGACCCTCCTGAACGCGCATTACAAGCTGTCCGTATCACCGCCATCACAGAAGGCGCAATACCTAGATTACATCGCCAAGCAGTACGGTATCGACCAAAGTTTGCGCCAACCGTCGCAAGGTGGGCAGCAAATCGCCGATCCGCGTTTGGCACAACTGCAAGACGAATTGCATCAACTGAAGCAGGTTATCCACTACGGCAGCGAACAACAACTCAACGCCGAGCGTACACGCATCAGTCAGGAAGTGAATACCTTTGCGTCTGATCCGGCGCATCCATATTTCGACGAAGTGGCCGACGACATAATTGTGATGCTCAAGGCCGGTTTGCCGTTGCAGGATGCTTATGATCGGGCGGTATGGGCAAATCCCGGCACTCGCGCCAAGGAAACCGCAAGGCTTCAGACAGAAGCCAAAGCGGAAGCCGACAAAAAGGCGAGAGAGCAGGCAGAAGCAGCAAAGAAGGCAGCATCAACGAATATCCGCAATCGTGACACCCGTAGGACTCCTACAGAGCAGCCGAAAGGAACGATGAGGGACTTGGATGGCGCAATGAAAGAAGCAATGCGCGAAATCAAAGCACGTACTCATTAACTCTGAAAGGAGCCAATTATGGCCTCGCCTAACAGCACTTTTACGGAACTGGTCACTTCGACCTTCCGTAAGGTTCGGAAGGATGTCAAAGACAACCTTTCCAACCGCAACGCCCTGCTCAAGCACATCTACAAGCGCGGGAACTACCGTACCGAAGATGGCGGACTGACTATCGTTTGCCCGCTTGATTACACGACCAACAGCACTTACCAACGGTTGACCTTGGCGTTTTGCGCCTAACTAGCCGCTTTGGATGCCAACATAGAAATGTAGTAAGGGCGATCAACGTAAGCCATTTTCCATAGATTGCACTTACGACATAGGGTTTGAGAGTTTTCTTTGATGTTAATGCCACCAGCAACGATAGGAATGATGTGATCCAACTCAAGACCATCGGTAGTTTCACACCAAGCGCAACAGGCTGCTTTCCAGTTCGCCTTTTGCCAGGGAGTGAATTCTCGCCTATGTCTTGGGCTATCACTAAGCTTCGGCTTCGTGAGTGCGGCGATCATCTTGTCACGGTGAAGAAGCCAGCGGGTTTTGAGTGCGGCAGAAATAGCCGCCCTATGCTCAAGACTGGGCTTCCATCCAGCGGGCGGGCCGGGTCGTTTCGGTCTAGCCAAGTTGCTATTGGTAACAGCGTCTCTGTTCTCTTGCGTAGGGATTCGTCCCCAAGCCGGATTGTTTTCGCCGCTAAAAGCCTTGCTCTTGCACTCGGATTTACCGCAAGTCTTGGTTATGCCGCGAGCTATAAAACTAGCCTTCCGGTAGAATTCAGCACCGCAAATAATGCAGTTGAAGTTAGCTCCATTTTTGCGATACGGCCTAGCACCAATGCCGCTGTCTTTGCGCTTCCCCATATTGCCTCCATTGAAAAACCGGGTGAATTCGGTGGAACACTTAATGTTATCAACGATACACTGTCCCAAACATTAAGTCAATACCGAGCCAAGCCGTTTGCGAAAGCAGCGGAAGGTGTAACGACTAACGCATGGAGCCTAACCCGCGAAAGCGGCATGGCGGTAAAGCGACACGAGCCCCCGGCCCGCAAGGGAAGATATAGTCTGGACTATGGGGTGACCCATAGAAGTGCGGATAAAGAGCCGCACGATAACATTTTCGATAGTGACTGGGACTTGCTGAATATCCAGCAATCCGACGTTATCAGCGCCGCAGAGTACCAATGGCGGCAGATTGCGGTCAACGTGGTTGCTTCCGGTCGTGAGCAGCGCATCAATAGCGGCGAATCCCGTATTTTCTCGCTGGCGAAGGCCAAGATGAAGAACGCGATTCGCACCTTCAACAACTCGTTCTCGTCCGATCTGTATAGCGACGGCACAGCGACCAACCAGATCAACGGTCTGCAAGCCCTTGTGGCCGACGCTGGCACCGGCACCGTGGGTGGCATCAACTCGTCCTCGTTCTCGTTCTGGCAAAACACGATCTTTGACTGTTCGGCCAACACGGTAACTTCGAGCGCGACGACCATCGAGAATAGCATGATGCTTCCGCTGTGGCTGAACCTTGATCGTGGCCCGGATGACCAGCCTGACCTGATTGTGATGGACAACACGTACTACAAGTACTTCGAGGCTTCGCAGACTTCCATCAAGCGTTATATGGATGCCAGCAACGCCAACGGCGGGCTTGTCTCGCTGAAGTACAAGAACGCTGATGTCTATTTCGACGGCAATAGTGGCATTCCGTCCTCGCACGCTTACTTCCTCAACACCAACTATATCGAGCTTGTGGTTCACCGCGATGCAGATATGGAAGTGCTGGAAGATCAGCGCCCGATCAACCAAGATGGCTCGGTGATCCCGATCCTGTGGATGGGGAATTTGACATTATCCAATAGAAAAATGCAAGGAGTTATTGTCGAGTGATGACAGTGAGTTACGCTTGACTTCTATGGGCATTGTGGCATTATATAAGCTCCTTAACATTGGAGCCAAACATGAAGCCACGAGGACTAACTGTAATTGATCGTGTAGGGCAGAGAATTGGGAGGTTGATTGTGATTGAGAGAGTGGCCAATAGGATCGAAGGAAGCTCTGTTCGGGCCAATTGGTTGTGCCAATGCGATTGCGGTAATACTATTATCGTATCTGGGCATTCTTTAGGGAAAGCCTTGAATGGTAATGGTGGAACAAGATCGTGCGGATGCTTGATGAAAGAAAAGCCAATCAAGCATGGCATGTATGCGTCAAGGATTTATGGGTTATGGGCCTCAATGATTCAGCGTTGCACTAATCCAAAAAATCCTGCATATCACAGTTATGGCGGTAGAGGAATTACAGTCTGTGACAGATGGATGATCTTCGAGAATTTCTATACTGACATGGGCGATAAACCGCCAAAGCTGACTCTTGATAGAATCGACAACTCAAAAGGATATTCAAAGGAAAATTGCCGTTGGGCAACAAGGCATGAGCAAGGGAATAACCGAAGAACTAATACGATTATTTCCTTCAATGGCAAAAAGCAAACTCTGTCACAATGGTCTAAAGAAACCAATCTAAGCCCTATGTGTATTATGGGCAGATTGCGCAGTGGTTGGCCTATAGATAAGGCGTTGACATATCCAAAATTTGCGACCTTAATCAAGGAAAGGAACTAATCATGTCTTATATCGCAGGTATGAAGCTGGATGCTGTTCGTACGAGCAGCGAAGGCCCGGAGTTCAAACTTGGCACTGTTGGCCGGACTAGCGACGGCAAGCAGTACAAGTATGTTCAGTTCAACAACGGGGCTGGCGACGTTGCTTCTGTCGCTGGCAATTTTGCGTACTACTACGCTGTTTCAGGAACTTCCGCTGGTCAAATCGACATCGTTACGATGGACGTGACCGACAGCGGCGGCGTTGGTGCTGGCGTGTTTCAGGCTGTTATCCCTGATGGCGGCTACGGCTGGATTCAGACAAAAGGGCCTGCTACACTGACCACCGCGCTGACTGCGGGTGCTGATGGTAATGCACTTACCGCCATCGGAACCACGGATGGCACGTTGGACGTTAGCGCACTGGTTACTGACTTCATCTGCGCGGTGGCGATTGATGCCTCTGCTAAGATTGTCATGCTGACCTGTCCTGACTAAGCAATACTCCCCGCTTCGGCGGGGGGTTTCTCAAACTGCATCATGTTGGTGTAGTTTGATAAACTCGAAGGAGGTCATCATGGCAATCACAGGCGCAGCCCTTCAAGCGGCTCTCGGCACAAAAGAAACCAATGCAAAGGTAACGCAGGAGTTTGGTGTTGTCGGAACGTTTCAGGAATGGTATGTAGAAGGCAATGTCGATGCTCCGGGTAAGGCAAAGCTGATTCGTACAACCGCCGCAGACGATGCGGCAACACAAGCCGCTGCTGTACTTACCGCGCTTCGCGCATAAGGAGGTCAAATGTCAGTCGGAGAATTGATTAGCCGGGAAGAACGTCCGGCCTATGTCCGTTTCGAGCGCCGCCCAATGGAGGACAAGGCCGCATCCATCCGCGAAGGCCGATATGTCGCCAAGGACGTTGATTTTGCCCTTGTGACTCCGCCGTATTCAAAGGACTGCGTTGAGTACAAGGTAGAGCAATGGCTCATCAACATGGATCGCAATGTGCGCGATGGGCGCATCCCGGAGAAGTGGGCCGATCAATGGAAGGCGTCATACAAAAGCTGGAAGAACGGGCAGGAAATGCCGCTGAGTGGCACCCCAATCAAAGGATGGGGCGTACTGTCTCCAGCGCAGCAAGCCACGCTGATTGCCATGAATTGCCTGACGGTCGAGGACTTGGCCATCATCAATGACGAAGGATTGCGCCGCATTGGTATGGGTGCCGTGGAACTGCGCGACAAGGCAAAGAACTGGCTGGCGTCCATGAAGGATCATGGCGCTGTGACCGTGCAGCTTGCCGCGATGGAGCAGGAGAACCGGAATCTCTCCGCTACCGTGGAATCACTCAAGGCGCAGGTCGAGGCGCTGCGAGGCATGATCCCGAAGCAGTCCGAGGTCATGGTTCAGGTTGGGCGTGAGCCGGAAATCAGCGCGGATGAGCTGCTTTCGGATGAGCCGGAGCCGGTTATCGAAGAACCGAAGCGGCGCGGTCGCCCGCCGAAGGTTCAGGAAGCGGTGATTTGACATGGCGAACGAGTCTTTACGCGCAAACGTAGCGCAGGAAGTCGCAAGGCGGCGCGTAACGGATGAATTGATGCCGAGACAGTCTCGGTTGAATGAGATGTATGGCCCGCCGGACATTCCGATTCCCTCAGAGGTAACGCCGTATCAGACATTCCAGCAGCCAACCGACGCCGTACAAGGATTCTTCGATCCCGGCACCGGCACCGCGCCAGACTCGGTTGATGGAGTAAGCGCCGCAAGTAACTCCCCGGCGGTATCGAACGGCACCCAGGGCTTCGCTGCGGCGTTGGGCGAGGCTGTGAGCGCGTTGGGGCCAGCGATGGCAGCGCCTTTCGCTTCTCTGGCTGCTATCGGGATGGCCGTGGCAAACATGGACGCACCGGATAATTCTTCTGCTGTTGATGCCGGAGCCGCTGGTTCCGCAGATGCAAGCGCCGGAGTGGGTGATTCTTCTGCAACCGCAGTAGATGGGGTAAGCGCCGCCGATGCCGCCGCTATGGGTGATGCTGCCGCTGCCGAGGGTGCTGCGGCCACGTCTTCTGATGGCGGCGCTGGCGGCGGTGCGGGCGGGTCAAAGATCGTCTGTACAGCCATGAACCAAGCCTACGGTTTTGGAGCGTATCGTCAAGCGATCTGGCTTGACTACTCCGCAAAACGCCTTACAAAGCAACACGAACGCGGCTATCACCGCATCTTTCGGCCTTTGGTGCGATACGCTTTCCATTCAGGAAACAGTCTTGCAAAGCGCAATGTTCGCCAATTCCTTGAATACATCATGCGGTTACGTACTGCCGATCTAAGGGCTGAAATGCGCGGAAAAAATCCGCACCCGGTTAGGCGCGTTATTCGCCGCACCTGTGAATACATTTGCTATCTTGCGGGGAAACCATGAGTTTACTGACAATCGTTCAACGCTTCTGCCGTCGTACAAACTTGACGGTTCCTGCAACTGTCTATGGTACGTCCGACCCGCAGATCAGGCAGATCATGGCGTTGCTGGAGGAAGAAGGGAACGATTTGTCAGGTCGTGGCGACTGGAACGAATTGACGTTTCAGGCTACCCACACTACCACCGCAGCAGAGGATCAGGGCGACATCGACAGCATCGCCACTAATGGATACCGATACATCAAGAACAACACGTTTTGGGATAGAACGCTTCAGGAGCCGGTCTATGGCCCGTTGAACGATCAGGACTGGCAAGCCATCAAGGCCATGACCGTAACCGGCCCACGATACCAATGGCGAATCCGTGGAGGGCATTTACTGTCAAACCCTGTTCCGACTGCCGGTCATACGTGGGCATTCGAGTATGTTAGCTGGAACTGGATGACTGATTCGACCGGCGCAACGTATCGGCAATACTTTGCCGCAGATGGTGACTTGCCGCTGCTTCCAGAGGAAATCCTTACGCTCGGACTCCGCTGGCGCTGGAAGAAGGAAAAAGGCTTCGACTATGCAGAGGACTTCCGTACCTATGAAAGCATGGTTAAGGATGCACTAGGACGCGATGGCGGCAAGCGCACGCTCAACATGGGCGGCGACGGTGAAGGCAAGACGCCGCGAGTGTTCTTGCCAGCCGGGTCTTGGATCACGCCATGAGACAGGCACTAGCCCGCAAGGCAGCACCGAGGACGCGCATCAGCCGTGCAATGTCCTATCCGGCTCCGGTAAAGGGCTGGAACGAGCGTGATTCGCTTGCCGACATGCGCCCGGATCACGCTATCGTCCTGAACAACTTCTTCCCGAAGGCGAGCTATTGCGAGATTCGCGGCGGCAATTCCAGCCATGCCACAGGAACAACCGGCAACATTAAGACGCTGGCCGTGCATAACGGCATGAGCGGTACAAACAAGATGTTTGCCTATACCGCTAGCGGTATCTATGACGTGACAAGCGCAGGCGCGGTTGGTGCTTCCGTTCTCGCCCGCACCAACGGCAAACATCAATGGACGATGTTCGGGGACGGTACAAGCCAATGGTTGATAGCGGTCAATGGCGTGGACAAGCCAGCCTACTATGACGGCTCGACATGGACTGCGGTCGATGGTGCCACATCCCCGGCGCTGACCGGCCTTACGACGACAAGCATCATCAGCCTGTTCGAGTTCAAGGGCAGGCTCATCTTCCTTGAGAAGGATTCGCTGTCGTTCTGGTACTTGACCGCTGGCGCTGCTGGTGGCGCACTGACCGAGTTTGACATGGCCGGAGTCGCCAAAAAGGGTGGTTACTTGATGGCTGGCGCAACATGGACGTTTGACGGCGGTTCCGGCCCTGACGACCGTGCCGTGTTCGTGACCAGCGAGGGTGAGGTCATCATCTACGCCGGCACAAACCCGTCCAGCTCAACTTCATGGGCGCTGACCGGCGTGTTTGACCTTGGCAAGCCGCTTGGCCGCAGGTGCATGCAGAAGGTGGCGGGCGACCTGGTTGTAATCACCGAGAACGGTGCTTACCCGCTCTCCAGCGCCTTGCAATCCGCCATCGTGGATAACCGCGTTGCGCTGACGAACATCATCGAGAAAGCCTTCACTTCCGCCGCCAGAAGCTACGGCAGTCAATGGGGGTGGGAAGCGATTGTGTATCCGGCGCAGTCGGCCATGATTTTCAATATCCCAATCGCAGAGGATGGCACGCATCAGCAGTACGTGATGAACACGATCACGAAAGCATGGTGCCGATTCACGAATTGGGATGCTGAGACGTTTGCGATATTAAACGGGCAACTTTACTTCTCTGATGCTACGGCGGTCTATAAGGCTTGGAGCGGGACTTCGGATGCCGGAAACAACATCACCGCTTACGGCAAGACTGCGTTCTCCTACTTCAATGACATGGGAGTCGAGAAGCGGTTTTCGATGTTCCGCCCTGTACTGGCAGCCAACGGAAGCCTGTCATTCTTAACGGACATTGACATTGATTTCAGCGATACCGAGATTGCTGGCGAGGCAACGTACACGGCGATATCTGGAGGCCAATGGGATGTCAGTAATTGGGACGAAGCCTATTGGGCGGCTGGCATGGAAGTGCTCAAAGAATGGACTTCGCCTGACGAGGACGTAGGCAGATGCGCTGCTGGAAAAATAAAGATTGCGACGAACAGTTTGACGGTGCAATGGCTGTCCTGCGACTGGATTTATGAGACAGGAGGGCCGCTTTGAGCCTTGAGTTCGCCATCGAGCCTCTGGTAACTGTATGGGATGAACTTGTCAGGAACGCATGGGAGCATTGGCAGGAAACCGAAATGTTTAAACGAGGTGAGGCATTCAACCCGCAATACGAGCGATACGCAAAGTATGGGCCGCAATACATTGTTTTTACTGCAAGAAATGATGGTGAACTTGTAGGGAACTGTGGCATGTATATCTCACGCTCGATGCACACGCAAAAGCTTGTGGCGAACGAAGATACATGGTTCCTGAAACCTGAGTACCGCAAGGGCAGAAACGCCATCAAGTTCTACAAGTTTGTCGAGGACGACATGAAGCGTCGCGGGGTGGAGAAGATCACCATGACCGCCGCTCCCTATAACGGGGCTTGCCGCATCATGGAATACCTCGGGTACGGGCTGGACAAGCATTGCTACAGCAAGGCTTTACAGACCGATTGAATTGATCTAGTATTGCTAGTGAGGGGCCGACAGTCCCGATAACGGCAATCGTTATGGAGACTGTGAAATGTGTTACGACGCCCCCGATCCACCTGACTACGGCGCAGCAGCAACAGCACAAGGCGCTGCGAACGTAGAATCCGCAGTTGCCGGTTCCCGCCTAAACAACCCGAATGTAATCAATCCTTACGGCTCTCAGACGTGGGTTGAGGGGGCTACAGACACGTCTCGCCCGACGATGGTTCAGGAGCTTAGCCCTGAGCAGCAGGCGTTGTACGATAAATCGGTTCAAACAAAATCCATTCTTGGCGATTTAGGCATCCAAGGCTCTCAGGCCCTTGGGGATGTCATCGGGCAAAATCTTGATCTTTCGGGATTACCAGCAGCGCCAGGGGATGCTGCGGCAACAAGGGATCAGGTTATCAATGCAATGATGAGTCGCGTCAATGAAGACGTTGACCGCTCAATCGACCAAAGGAATTCCGATCTAATAGCAGCCGGTATCCGCCCAGGAACAGAAGCATACGATAACGCAATGGCTCAGATTGAGCGCGGAAGGACGGATGCGCGTCAGCAAGCCATCATCGCATCTGGCAGTGAGGCCCAAAGAGACTACCAGATGGATGCAGATCGTCGCCGTACTGCATTGTCTGAGCTTCTTGCTGGTCGCCAGACACCGCTAAACGAGATCAACGCGCTCATGTCGGGATCGCAGGTTAGCAACCCGTTCGCTGTGCCGAATGCGGCACAGAACACGCAGGTTGCGCCAGCACCTATATTTGGTGCTGCACAAGCTCAAGGCGCGGCGGATTTGGGAGCCTACAACGCGCAACAGGCTGGCATGGGTAATGCAATGAGCGGGCTGTTCGGGCTTGGCAGTGCTGCAATGAGATTTTCAGATAGACGATTGAAACGCAATATCCGGCGCATCGGCACGCATCGCATCGGGATCGGCCTGTACGAATTCGACTACATTTGGGGCGAGCATTCGCATGGCGTCATGGCCGACGAGGTTATGGCGGTGATGCCTGCCGCTGTGTCCATGCATGACGGATATGCGGCTGTAGATTACGGGATGATAGATCATGGATGACTATGGCCTCGAACTCTCCGGCCTAGACCCGGACACCACGGCAGAACTGCGTCGCCTGAAGCGGCAGCAGATGATGGCTGACGAACTGGCGAAGCGCGGGATGACGCCGCTGCAAGGGCAAATGGTTGGTGGCGTCTATGTACGCCCTTCCGTGTTTCAGGGATTGGCTGGACTCGCTAATTCATGGGCCGCAAAAGGTGAGCAGGACAGGATTGACGAGGGATATAAGTCGCTTGGTGAAAAGCGGAAGGCTGTGGAAGCCACTCAACTTGAGAATTACCGTAAAGAAACGATGGGGTCGCCTGAAATCCCGATTCCTGAAGACGGTATGGGGCCTGGACGGCCAGCTATGCCGTCAACTCCTGAACAGCGCCGTCAGGCAATCATGGAGGCCATTGTCAGTAACAATCCGCGCCTATCCAAGATGGCCACATTGGATATGCAACAAGATTGGAGGAAAGAAGATAGGGCTGCTGCCGCGCAGCAACGCATGGCCGAATTGGCTATGAAGATTGAGGATGCGCGACTGAGCAGGGAAGAACGTCTTGCGGCTCAGAAAGAATTGATGCAGATGCGCCTTGATGCACAAAAGGAAATGAAGCAAATGGCTGGCGCTATCAGCAAAGCTCAACCGTATTTTAGTCCGTTCGATTCTTCTGCTGGCGCAATGGTGTTCGATCACCGCACAGGGAAGATGGTGCCTGCTGTTGATGCGTCTGGCTCTCCAATAAGAAAGTCTACTAGCGATCCAGCGTTGCAAGGTGATATTGCTGGTGCGAAGAAATCAGGCCAAGCCAAAGCAGAACGTGCTATCAATATGGCAGGGCTTGGAGACACAATAAAACAAGCGGAGGATTTGCTTACTGGCGCAAGTGGTAAGGCATTGCCTACAGGAAGTGGGGTTGGAACTGTTGTTGATATGGCTGCTGGCCTTGTCGGCGCAAGTCCTTCTGGCGCTGCGGAAGCGCAAACACTCAAGGCTATCGGCGGTGCGCTTACCTCAAAGATGCCGCGCATGGAGGGGCCGCAGTCTGACAAGGACACTTTGCTTTACCGTGAAATGGCTGCGGTCGTCGGTGATAGCACGATTCCAAGAGAACGCAGGGTAGCGGCACTACAAAAGGTTAAGGAGCTGTGGGGCAAGTACGAACATTTGCAGACTGAAACGCAAGACAAGAAACCGGAAGAAAGCAAACGTACATTCAAAGTAATCAGAGATTAGCATGGCGGAATTGAAAGTATTCAAGGTTCAGGCCCCAGACGGATCAATCATTAAGATTGAGGGGCCTGCTGATGCTACTGATGCTGAACTTGAGAATGCCGCGAAAGAGCAATGGAAGCCGCAGAAAGAATCGAAGTCGCTTGTCGATCAACAACCAGAAAATGTTAGTTCCGATTGGCGAAATGACGTTGCAGCAGGGGCTACAGCATTACCTCGCGCAGTCGCAAATAAGCTAGGAGAACTCGGAACATTCTTAACCGGAATGCCAAATATCAAGAGTGAATTTGATATTTTAGGTAAGGGAGTTGACAAGAGTAGTCCTGCCTATATTGCTGGAACTATGGCCGATCCTTATGCAATGGCAATCGGTTCTGGAATGTTCAGTAGGGCAGAACAGTTGCCAAAAATTCTCCCTGTGCTTGATAAGTATGCGAAGAATATTCTTGCTGGTGCCGGAACGGGCGGAGCAATAGGTGGCTTGTCTGAGGACGGTGATGCGGCAACAGGCGCAGGAGTTGGCGCGGGAATCTCTGCCGCGCTTGGCCCACTAGGTTGGGCAGGTGAAAAAGTATGGGATATCAGTAGCAATCTAAGACATGGTGCAACCGGACAAGCACAAAATTATTTATCTAAAATATTTGGTGACAAGGTAGGAAGGGCGCAAGTAGCGGATGAGTTAATCAGACTCAAAAGCGGAGTTACAGGAGAGCGTCCGACAGCAGGATTAGCTGCTGTATCTGGTGATAAGCCGATTGTGGCCTTGAAGGCAATGGAAGAAGGGGCTAGATCGCGGCCAACAGTTGCGGCAGATTTTGCAATCCGCGATGCCGCTAATGAGGCAGCAAGAGCAAGGCCACTAGAAGCGATTGCCGATGTTGGGCGGCGAGTCCCTGCTACGGAAGGGGCTAAAGTAAATTTGTCTCGCGCTGAAGCCACTCGGAAAAACATAACCGAACAGATGTATAAAGAGGCAGGGAAAGACATCGTTAATGTTGACGACAAACTGCTTACTATACTATCCGGTGCAGAAGTTGGGCCTGCTGCTGGACGTGCTGTAAAAAGCATGGATCAGGCCATCGCTAATGCTGTTTCACAGGGTAGAACTCCGCCGACTGGATTTACACCGGGAAGCAAAGTCGCTTCGCAAAGTCTTCCTGAGTGGGCGATGTTCCCGACTACGCCAGAGGTTATCAAACCGTCTACTGTGTCAATCAATGGTCTGCAACGTATCAAGAATGAGATTGACAAGGATATTTCCTCGCTTGTTGGCGCAACTGATTCGGCAGGAGCCACTAAGTTGGCGCAATTGAAAGTTGCGAGAGCGCAACTGGATCAATGGATGCGCGGGAATTCTGAGAAGTGGGGCCAAGCGCAAGACACATTCAAGGCGTTGTCAGCGCCTCAGAACCAAGCAGACGTTGCCGAAGTTCTGTTAAACGCGCTGCGTAGTCCCGTTGGAGTTGAACGCGGCTCAACATTTGCAAACGCTATACGCAATGCACCGCAAACCATTACAAAAGCTGGAGTGCCTAGATTCGAGGAAATCGGGCAAGTAATGAGTCCGCAACAGATGCGATGGATAGATGCAGTTAAGGGAAGCGTTGAAAGGGAAGGCCGGTATCATGGATTGAGCGCAAAGCAATCAATGTTGCCTGAAGTGAAAAACACGATTGATGTAATCCGAGAGGGAACGCCAAACTGGCTTAATGTGGTTACGACTACATTCCATAAAGTCATGGCAAAAGCTGGCGGGAAACTTGATTCACAATCTCAGGCTATTGTTGATCGTCTAATGCTTGAGCCTGAAAAACTTGCGGCATTTATGCGCCAAGCAACGCCTAGCGAACGAAGTATTGTAAATCAGTATATGCAGCAAGTGCCGAAAGGCATTCCGACAGCAGCAGCAATCTCGGCAGCACAGCAATAGGAGAATAGAATGGCATTCAACGGTTCCGGTCTTTTTGTTATCGACAGCACAGGGCAACCAGTCAGCGCGAACACGCTGATTGAGTCTGCCGATTTCAACGCGCTTACCGCCGATCTGGCGGCTGGCTTGTCCAACTGCATAACGAAGGACGGCCAACAGACTATTACAGCAAACCTGCCAATGGCGACGTATCGCCATACCGGAGTCGGCAATGCTGTAGCACGCACCGACTACGCTGCGGCTGGACAGGTGCAGGACGGCAAGCTGAATTGGGTTGATGGTGGTGGCACGGCTGATGCGATCACGGCGACGTACTCGCCATCCATTACCGCTCTGGTAGATGGGCAACTGTGCTGCGTGCGTGCAACTGCGGCCAATGCGACGACTACGCCGACATTCTCTCCGAACGGATTGACTGCGCGAACAATCGTCAAGAAGGGCGGCTCTGCCCTAGTTGTCGGGGATATTGTTGGCGACGGGCACGAATTGCAGCTTCGCTACGATCTGACGAATACGCGGTGGGAATTGCTGAATCCTGGCGCGTATGCCGCATCAGGAGCCGCTACCGCCTCCGGCCTGACAATGGCAACCTCCCGCCTATTGGGAAGGACTACTGCTAGTACCGGGGCGATAGAGGAAGTGACGGTAGGCAATGGGTTGAGTCTGACCGGTACAAATCTTGCCGTTAGCGGTGGAGTTGTCCAACGAGTCGAGGCAACACCCTTCACAACCTATTCGAGCGACTCCTCCGGGTCTTTGCCGATAGACGACACGATACCGCAGAAAACAGAAGGTAATGCGTACGTCTCTGTATCTATAACGCCGAAGTCGTCTACCAACCGGCTAGTCATTAAAGGCATTGCACATATCGGCGGAAATGGCGCAGACACGGTCTGCGTGACGCTAGTCGACACCGCAATCAACGACTGCCTTGCTGCTGTGGTAACGACATTAGGAGGTGCCAATTATCATGCAAGCGTGCCCATTGAGCACGAACTGGAAGCCGGCTCCACAAGCGCGAGAACATACCAGCTGCGCATCGGTGCTGGGGCTGGCAAAACATTCTTCGTTAATGGCGGCACTTCCACGCGATTGTTTGGCGGGAAGATGGGTTGTCGTTTGTGGGTTGAGGAAATCGCTGTTTAAGGAGATTTAAAATGCCGTGGAATGAATCCAACCGAATTTTCACTTTCGACCAGCACTCCGGCCCGACTGTTGTTTTCGCCGGAGACGGCACCAGCGGCGGGCCGCCGCATTACGCGCCCGAGGTATGGCACACCATCGACCTGAAGCCTCTCGGTGTTTCGGCTGACGCCAAGTTTGCCGAGATCACTGGCTTTCTTATCATCACCGATCTCGGCAGCGAGATCGATAATCTGACGGCCACATTCCGGCCGCCAGGCAGCACGCTTGACGCCGGCAACTACCAGATGCAGGTCATCTCAGTTTTCA